GCCCGATCAGCGGCAGTAGTGGCACCGCAGGAACCGTCAGCGGCGCGGTCGGGCTATCCGGATCTGTCAGCGGGAGCAGCATCAGCAGCGGCAGTATCGCATCTGATACGCCACCCGCTCCCCCGCCTGACATCCCCGCGAGCGGCGGGTATGCATGGTCGTTCTCCGGCGACGCGACACTCATCGAACCTGATACGTTCATTCGGGGACTCACACATTCGGTCGCACAGGTGAGCGGCACAATCGGTCGCACAGGCAGCAGCATCGGGCTCATCCCGACGATCGGTAGCGTCCAGGGTCGCGTGCGTATCCGAGAGGAAGACGATCTGGAAGTTCTGCAACTACTCGGCATCCTCTAACATAGACGTTATGGCTAAGACGATCCGCCCCGGCACCTACGTCAAAGTTGAGACTGACGCAGGCAGGATCAGACACGCCAGAGTCACGGCGGTAACGGATCAGGACAACATCACGACGCGGCTCGGCACACCGAAGACGAGCGCTTCCGCTACGTTCGAGGCCGATCGTGTCGCCTCTACTACGACCAGAGGCACCATCTTCCAGGAGGACTAGTTGCGTTGGCTAGTTACTGGCGGTGCGGGCTACATAGGTTCACACGTGCTGCGCTCGCTCATCGCGGCAGGCCACGATGCGGTCGTCATCGACAACCTATCGAACGGTAACAGGAGGCGCGTACCTCCGACTGTCAGGTTCGTTGACGGCGACATACGGGACGGCGACCTGCTGCTCGACGCGATCGAGGATGTCGATGGTGTTATTCATCTCGCGGGTATGAAGTCGGTAGCAGAATCGTTAGATAAGCCGCTCGCCTATTACGACACGAACGTGACCGGGACACTCAGCGTCCTCCGCGCGATGCGTTACCGGAATGTGCGCCGCATCCTGTTCTCTAGCACCGCATCCCTGTACGCCCCGAGCGATCTTCCGATCAAGGAGATTAACGCGACCTACCTGTCGTCTCCGTATGCGGCAAGTAAGTTCATGGCGGAAAGGCTCATCGCCGATAATGCCCGAGCGACAGGTGGCGAGTACGCGATCCTGCGGTACTTCAACGTCGCCGGTGCCGTTTCACCCGATCTGCGCGACGACTCGCAAGACAACCTGCTCCCGCGACTGACACGCGCGCTCCGCAACGGTGAAGCGCCGGAGATCTTCGGTGAGGACTACCCGACGCGGGACGGGACATGCGTGAGGGATTACGTCCATGTGGCTGATATCGCCGACGCGCACGTTCTCGTCGCCGAACGGCTCGGCCAACTGGAGGAGCGGGTCTACAACGTCGGCACAGGACGCGGCATAACGGTTCGCGAGATGGTGTCTGCCGCGAGCAACGCTGTCGGATGGCAGATCGCGCCCGTCATTCGGGGCCGCAGGCCGGGCGATAGCGCTTCGACGATCGCGGACGTTACGCGCATCGAGAAGGAACTAGGTTTCAAGGCGAAGTTCGACATCGAGCAGATCGTGGAGTGCGTGAAAGATTAGCCTCTCAGGGCCTCTCGAAACTCATGTATCATTATCCGTGAAGTAGGAGGTGCGGTTTGGCGCGCAAAGCCCCCAAAATGACTGAACTCGTCATTGAGGAAACGTCAGGCGTTGATCATCCGGCGCATTTGCACGAAGGCTGGCTCGTCATCAAGGCGTCAAATACTGAATCTGTGGCAGATGTGCTCGCCGCTCTGCCCGAACCGTTAGGAGAGAGCATGTCGGAAGAGGCCACAGAGGTCACGGCTGCTGAAGACGAGGTCACTCTCGCCGTGGAGGACGAGAAGGCCGACGGCATGGAGCCGGAGTCGAAGCAGATGGAAGAGGAACTGGCGATGGCGCAGGCGCGCATCGCTGAGTTGGAGGCTCGAATCTCGGAACTTGAGGGTTCTTCAGATGAGGAGATGGCGGTTGAGGAGGCGGCAGATGATGTCGTTGCGCTCGCGAAGTCCGCACCCGAGCCGATCCGCAAGGCCATGGAGGAGTTGGCTAAGGCTAAGGCCGAGGCTGAGACTGCTCTCGCGAAGGAGCGGGAGGATCGCGCTGACGCCGATGCCATCGTCAAGGCGCGCGACACCTTCAAGCACCTCACCCTCGATCCCGAGAAGGTTGGGCCTGCGCTCCGCCGTCTCTCGGCTATCGACGCCGATCTTGCGAAGAGCGTTGAGGATGCTCTCGCCTCGGCGGACGCGCAGAACGAGTCGGCTGACATCTTCACGGAGGTCGGCAAGGGCTTCGTCCCTGCGGGTGACGCAATCAACAAGATGACTTCCTTGGCTAAGGCAGCGGTAGCCGAGGGTAAGGCAGCGACCGTCGAGCAGGCAATGGCTCAGGTCGCGGTGGAAAACCCTGCCCTCTACAACGATTACCTGAGTGAGAAGGGAGCCTGAGAATGGCCTTCGAGTTCTCTAATGCCGCAGTCAAGACCACGTTCGTCGCTGGCGAGGATCTGTCGGCGAAGCAGTACCACTTCGTGAAGATCGACAATGGTGACGGTGAGGTCGTCGCTGTGTCGGCTGCCACGGATCGTCCCATCGGTGTCCTTCAGAACGCCCCGACCGCTGGTCAGGCTGCTGAGGTCACCATCGTTGGCGGGACCAAGGTTGAGTGCGGTGGCTCCGCTTCGTTCGGTGAGCCGCTCTTCACTTCGGCTTCCGCTACTGCCGTCACCCTTGTGTTTGGCGGTTCCGCTTCAGCCAACTACGCCGTGGGCACGTTCATTGAGAACGCCGCTGCCGGTGCGGTTGCCGCTGCCGTCATCGACTGCGCCAACGCTGCGCGTGGACTCTAAGGAGTAGTTACAAATGCCTCAGCCCACTCAGAGTCAGGTCCATGTTGACGCAATCCTGACGAACATCAGCGTCGCTTACCTTCAGCGTGCGGAGAACTTCATCGCTGACAAGGTGTTCCCCGTTGTCCCGGTCGATAAGCAGTCCGACAAGTACTTCGTCTACACGAAGAACGACTGGCTGCGCGACGAGGCTCGCGTCCGCACGGACGGTACCGAGTCTGTCGGCTCCGGTTACAACATCACGACCGAGACGTACTACGCCGACGTTTACGCGATCCACAAGGATATCGGCGACCAGACGCGCGCTAACGCTGACGCCCCGATCAACGTTGATCGTGAGGCTGCGGAGTTCGTTACGCACCGTCTGCTCACCCGCCGCGAGATCCAGTTCGTGAACGACTTCATGAGCACGAACAAGTGGGCGACCGACGTTACTGGTGTGTCGGCTTCCCCGACTGCAAATCAGACGATTCAGTGGTCGGACTACACCAACTCAGATCCGATCGAGGACATCGAGGCTGGCAAGGCTTCGATCCTCAGCACGACGGGCCTGGAGGCGAACACCCTCGTCCTCGGTTACGACGTCTTCCGTAAGTTGAAGAATCACCCGGATCTCGTCGATCGCATCAAGTACACCAGCAGCCAGACGATCACGGAGGACATGCTTGCTCGCATGTTCGACATCGAGCGCGTGCTTGTGTCGAAGTCCGTGAAGGCGACGAACGCTGAGGGCGCTACTGCGGCCTACTCGTTCACGACTGGCAAGACGGCGCTCCTCGCGCACGTTGCGCCTAACCCGGGCATCCTTACCCCGTCTGCTGGCTACACGTTCTCGTGGACCGGCGTGTCGCAGGGCATGGGCCTGACGATCGGCACCTCATCGTTCCGGCTTGAGTCGCTGCGCGCGACCCGCGTCGAGGCTGAGTTGGCGTTCGACAACAAGGTCGTCGCTTCGGATCTCGGCTACTTCTGGAACACCATCGTTGCCTGATCCGGATACTGACAACTGAATAGCGCGGAGCGGGGTCATCCACAAAGTTGGGTGGCCCCGTTTCGGCACATTAGGGGCAATCGCGATTACACTTGGGGACGGGAGGTTGCCGCATGACTTGGAGTTATTCGGGTGACCCTGGCGCATCGGACCTGGACCATATCCGGTTTCTGATCCAGGACACCGACACAACTGAGCAACTGTTCAGTAACGAGGAATTGACGTTCCTGTTCAATCAGTACGGGGATGCCTATTCTGCCGCTATCGCTGCCGTGACGACGCTGATCGCTAAGGGGTCACGCGTGGCTGAGGAATCGAAGACTGTCGGCGACCTGTCCCTCTCGGTGAAGTCGGGCGCTCTCGTCACACAATGGGAAGCCCTGCTGAAATACCTGAAGGCGGAACGGTTCCGTTACGCTCCTGGGTCGCCGATCATCAACGCGAACGCGATCGTGCCTACTGTCGAACGGGTCGAGGAGGATGAGTCCACAGACTTCGTGATCGGGCAGATGGATAACCGCACATGAGTATCGAGCGGAACTTCCGCGAACTTTTCTCGCAGACCGTGACGCTGTTCGCTCCACCGGCCTCGGGTTCGATTGACAAGTACGGTAAGCGTTCATTTACGGCGTCAGCGTCGGTATCGGCTTGCGCCCATTACGTTAGCGAGACTGTGTTGCGGCGTAGCGCTGATGGCCGCGAGGTCGTTGAGGACGGGCGCTTCTATCTGTACGGGATCTATCCGGTCACGACGGACTACAAGATACGGCTCGACGACGGCTCGGAGCCGATCATCGTCGCGGTCGATACGCCATACGATCAGAACGGCGCGCACCATACGGTCGTTCACGTGGGAGGTAACGTCCGATGAAGGGTGGCATCGAACTCAAAGGCATGAAGAAACTCATCGAGATAACGGAACGTGTCGATGGTGGCGAGCAGATCCTCGCGCAAGCGATGTACGCCGAGGCGACGACAATCCTGAACGAGTCGAAGAAGATCGTGCCTGTCGCGACCGGCAACCTGCGCGCTTCCGGCAGGGTCGAGCGTCCCGTCACCGGGAAGGGTCGCGCGTCTGTCGAGATCACTTATGGAGGCGCTGCCGCACCGTACGCGCTCATCGTGCATGAGGTCCCGCCGAATAGCGGTGGCCGCTGGGGTACTGGCCTGACGCACGCCCCCGGGAAGTCCTACAAGTACCTGGAGATCCCGGTGATGGCGCACAAGGACAAGTTCGTTGACGGTGTGCGTGGCCGCGTGAACGACATGCTAGAAGGTGAATGATGCTGGAAGCGTTAGCAGATAAGTTGCAGGCTGCGAGCATCGCCACCGCAGGCGTCGATATGTTCATCGGGCTCATGCCGAGTTCTCCCGATGTGTGCGTTGCCCTGTATGAGTATGCGGGTGAGCAGCCCCTGGAAGTGCTGCGCGATAACGACGCGACGCTGGAGCGGCCTAGCGTTCAGGTGATGGCTCGCGCTTCCCGTAACGATTACCCGACCGCTCGCGCTCTCATCGAGAGTGTTCGCGATAGTCTCACCGGAATAACGGATGAGACTATTTCCGGTGTCCGGTTCCTGCGGGTCAACCAGAACTCCTCGATTAACGCTGTTGGTACGGACGAGAACGACAGGCCACTATTCACGCTGTCTCTCTTGACGGTTGTGGAGCGTTGATGGACCCGTACGGGCGTGGCGCTGTTACGATTGAGCGTCCGAGGTGCTGGAGGTGCAACAAGTTACTCGCTGAACAGGTGACCGCTCCGTGGCGGATCACATGCCCCCGCTGCAAGGCGGCGAACCAGCAGGAGTGAGATGAGCCTGAAGGACGAGTTCACGAAACAGATCCAGGCGGCAGAAGAACTAACGGCAAGGAAGCGCAAGTGGATACCGGGTGTCGAATGGCTCGGTTCCGAGGGGACCGTCACTACTGACGCTGTTCAAGGCGAACCGGAATGGGACCATATCCTCCGGGCTTGGGACCTTGACCCGAACGAGTTTCAGATCGTTGAGCCTGTCCTGTTCAACTCTTGGGGCGGCGATGATGGCTTAACGAACCGCCAATTCAAGGCGAAGGTGATCCGGCGCGTTCACGCTATCGCCGATATCGAACCGCTGATAGCAGATGCTATGAAGCATAAGCCGAAGCGGAAGTCATACGACGGGACCGCAACGTTTAACGCGGTTCTCGCGGACTGGCAGATCGGGAAGGCTGACGGCGACGGGCTGGAAGGTACGATTCGGCGAGTCATCGACTGCCGTGATGCCCTCGTTCAGCGGGTGAAGGAACTACGGAAGATCGGTCGCCCCGTCGCGCACCTGAACGTTCTCTGGACTGGCGACAGCATCGAGGGTTGCTTCGGGCATTACGCGACGCAGACTTTCTCTGTCGAGTTGAACCGTCGAGACCAAGTGAAGGTGACCCGTCGTCTGCTCACGGACACGCTTCAGGCTTGGGCACCGCACTTCGAGAGCATCACGGTCGCGGCGGTCGGCGGTAATCACGGCGAGCACCGTAACGGCAAGGGGAAGATGTTCACCGGCATCGACGACAACGATGATCTGGCTATCGTCGAACAGGTGTCCGAGATCCTAGCCGCGAATGCGGCAGCGTACGGGCATATCCGTTTCGTTATCGCGCGGGACACCCTCACTTGCACTATCCCATCGGCAGGATGGATATTGGGCATCACGCATGGTCACGTGTCGCGCAACGGCGCGAACGCGGAAGGTAAGTTGCGTTCGTGGTGGGAGAAGCAGGCAGCGGGTAAGCAGCCGATCGGTGACGCAGACATCCTTGTCTCCGGTCATTACCATCATTTCCGTGTCGCGGATTGGGGCGGTTGTTTCTGGATGCAGTCGCCTGCGCTTGACGGTGGTAGTGACTGGTGGCGGACGTATGCCGGTGAGGTCTCGGAACCGGGTATGCTCACGTTCGTAACGACAGAAGAGCAGAGGGTCGGGGACATAGCGATACTGTGAGGGGTTCATGGACATCGTTGAGGAACGCGCAAAGAGTTACGGCGACCCTGCCGAGAACATCACGCGCATCGCGGCGCTCTGGTCTGCCTATTTGGGTGTCGAGATCTACGCGCACGATGTCAGTTGGATGATGGTGATGCTGAAGGCTAGCCGGTCGAAGAATGATCCCGCGAACTTGGACAACTACGAGGACGGGCACGGCTATGTCGAGATCGCCGAGCGTCTACGCTTCCATGAGAAGTTGCAGATGATCGCGCACCGCAGGAAGGAAACGATGCTGTGATCTGCCCATCGTGCAAACTCGGAGGAGAGATCAACCGCGAAGGCAACCCCGAACTCGCGGCCAAATACCATTCGAAGTGTCAATGGGCGAACAAGGGCTGCTTCTGCCAGCACGCGGTAGGCGATAACGGATATGTCCGATCTTAGTATCGCGTTCATCAGCGGTGACTGGAACACTCAGACCGACCCGCCAGAGGCTAACGGCTGCGCCTACTACCGTCAGGTGCTCCCATGCAGACTGCTAGAGCAGCAGGGCTACGACGCGATGGTCGGGCAACCGCGACCGCACGACCCGATGGGCATAGGTCTCGCCAAGGACGACGGCGCGTTATTCGGGTTCGAT